TCATCGAGCATCACGAGAAAACTAACCAGTGGCAATGTCTTGTTTGCAATCAGGAACTCTGGCTTTCTATTGACAGCGATGGACGGCTTCTTGGGCTTGTCTGCCCATTTTGTAAAATCATCTATGTCTTTGAGGTAGCGATGACTATATAAGGAGGTGAAAATGAAGGAAAGATATGACCGCAAAAAGGTGATAAACTCGCTGGAGGAAGCTTTGAGGCTTCTGGGGCTTGCCGAAGACAAACTCCGCAATGTTATCCCTCACATTGATGACAGATTTCAAGATTGGCTGTGTCTCCACGATGTCGCAAAACTCATTTTAAGGGCGAAGCTGGAAATCATCGAGGCAAGCGATGAAATCAATCTCAGCCTTTATTAGTTCTTTATGAGGAGGGGCTAATTACTTGATAGTTGGTCTCTCCTCTCTCTCCTCCTTATCACGATGAGGGGGCTACCAAAAGGTTCTGTCCTGCGGGAATCCCCCTCCTTATACAAAATTATAAGTTTCGTGATAAGGAGGAGGGATGCTGAACCTTGCTCAAATCTTACGTCCCTCAAAAAGGTTGCATAACAAAAATGTCTGTTTCGAAAAAGTTAGAAATACTTAAAAGAATTAAGCCTAATAAGCGAAAGATATGGCATTTAGTATTATCAAAAATTGGTTCAGACACCCAGAACCTCCGCAGGGAGTTATTGAAGACCCAAGAAGAGAAGAGGAAAAGGAGTTAGATTATCAAGACGAGGAGATTTTAGAAGTTGCTCCAATTGCTTGGCCGAGATGGGAGGCAATAAAAACAAAAATTGAGGAAGATTTATCACATTACAAAGTTTTCAATCAAGACGGTTCTTCTTCTTGTTTAGCACAAGCAACCGCACTTGCTTTAGGAATTGATAATTATTTAGAAGAAGGTAAATTTATTGCCTTTTCCCCTGCCGATATTTATTGTAGAAGGGCAAACAAACCAAGAAAGGGAATGTATTTTCAAGATGCACTTCATTTAGCATATAAAAGAGGAGCAACGCTTTACGATTGGCTTCCAACTGATGGATTGAACGAAGAGCAGATAAACAAACTTCTTGATAATTATCTACCAAGTTATGGAGAAGTAGCAAAAGTATTCAAAGCAGGAAACTATTTCTGGATTAAAGATGGTCACAAAGATATAGAAAGGGTCGCTTATTGGCTAAATGTAGAGAGGAGACCTGTAATTTTAGGAGTTGCTTTTGGAAATAAAGAATGGTCAAGAACAGAGCCGAAACTTCTAACTAAATATGCTATTTATAGACACGGAATTTGTGCTGTGCCAGAAGGAGCATTTTTGAAGAACGGGAAAGCGTATATTTTAATTCAGGATAGTTGGGGAGTAAATTCTGGCTGGAATGGGAGAAGATTTGTGTCAGAAGATTGGTGGAAACAAGGTAGGATTTTAGGTGCTTTAACCTTCAAAAAACTAAAAAATACTTGGAGAAGTGAAGAAGATAAACCAAAGCCAAAATGGAAATTTACAAGGGATTTAGTTTTTGGAATGAAAAACGAAGATGTGAGAATGCTTCAAGAGTGTCTTAAATACGAAGAGTTGTTCCCGATAAATGTGCCAAGCACAGGGCTGTATCTTAATATAACCGCTAAGGCGGTTTATAAGTTTCAGGTTAAATATGAAGTTGCGCCGATGGCAGAATTAGATGCCTTAAAAGGTCGCAGGGTTGGGCCAAAAACGAGGGCAAAACTTAATGAATTGTTTGGAAAATGAGAAAATTCTGCAGAAAATGTGGAAAAGCCTTTAATGCTCCAAGAGAAAGCCCGAACTTGTGTCCTTCCTGCCTTTTAGAAGAATATTACAACCATTATAGGAGAAAGGATAAAGAAAAGAAAAAAAATGAAAATATGGAAGCCCCTAACAAAGTTTAGATATACCGAAGACAGAAATGAGTGGAAATATCATACTGATTTTGCTGTTGAAGAGGGAGAAATGATAGAAGAATTTCAAGAGTTAATGAGAGTTTTTAAAGAAAAGTGTCCGAAAGGAAAAGAGTGGCGAATTCATTTTGAAATGGCGATAGAAGAGTTTGACGCCCCACACAAAAAATGATATATATAATATAAAAGGTCGAAAAACAACCAATAAAAACAAGCGAAAATGGTCACAAAAGTATTAAGAAAGAAAGGGAAAAAACCTATTAGGTTTGTTGCTGGCGGGCTTCATCGGTCTCTTGGTATCCCGCAAGGAGAAAAAATCCCAATGTCGCTGGTCAGAAAGTTGATACGGGCAGAAGTAGGAGAAACCGTTACAAATCCTACAAGTAAAGGGAGAAAAAGGATTAAGGTTACTACTCGCATTAAAAGACAAGTAACGCTTGGATTTAAGGGTGCATTAGCTGCAGGAAGGAGAAAAGTCCAGCGACGACGCAGAAAAAGAAAAAAGAGAAAAAAATAAATATATAAACTTATGAAGAAAATCACATTAGACGGTTACAAAACTTATGTGAGCGGCGTGCTTATTGTTGTTTTCGCTATTCTATACGCTGCTCATCTTATTGAGGGAGAAACATTCTTAAAACTTTTGGGAGTTTTTCTCCCTCTTGAAGGGATAGCATTACGCCACGCAATTAAAAAGGTCGAGAAACAAACCAAATAAATAATTCACTATGGAAGAAGAAGTTAAAGAGGAGGTAGCCACACCCGAAGAAGAAAAACAGGAAGAGGCTTCTGTTGAGGAATCTTCAGAAGAAGAAGCCTCCGAAGAAGAAAAGGAGTATAATGAAGTAGAAGATGCAGAAGACAAAGAATGGGTAGGCGGCCATACGATGTAATATGCCAGCGAAATCTCAGCGACAACACGGCTTTATGGGTTATGTCCTGCAGTATAAACTGACAGGACGTTTGCCACGTAAGATAAAAGACCCTGATCTTATTCTCAAGATAAAGTTAGCGGCAAAGAGAATGACTGTAAAGCAGATTAAGGATTATCTGGAAACCAAGAAAAGCAAGTTGCCACGAAAGAAACGCAAGAGAAAATAAGGGAGATGTTGCAACATAAAAAACCACCCCAGTTCGGGTAATGGGAGGGGCTCGGCTGGGGTGGTTTTTTTACATCGTATGCCCCCCAATCCACTGATTTCCTGATGGCTTGCGAATGCTTATCCTGTCTAAAAGCTTCTTATCTGCTGTAAAAGTTAAACTTCCCCCGTCAGAAAAAGAAAGTATAATAAGGCTTCGCCCTCTATCAATAGATAAATCCTTAATATGTGTAGAGGAGGGCGCCCCTGCTTTCTCCTCTTTAATTGGTTCTCCAATTGTTTCTTGGGTAGGCCCTTTTAGCATTTCTTTTACTTCTTGATATGCTTTCCAAATCTTTTCAATTGCTCGATATTCTATCTGCCTTACTCTTTCACCACTAACTCCTAACTTTTTCCCAATTTCTCTATAAGACATTTTTTCCTCGCCATCTAAACCATAATACATTCTAACTATCATTTTCTCTCTGCCCCCAAGTATATCGATGTATCGGGGGAGAATTTCTTTTATTTTTTTTCTATCTATTTTTTTTGGCATAGGCGTATTATTTCTTCTTAATTGCTTTTAATGTTTTAATTTTATCTTTACGCTCCCACAACCTAATATCTTCTGGGGCATTAAAAATATAAATCATCACTGCTTTAATAAGTAAAAAGGCTAACGCTAATGCCTCATCTACGGCCATCTCAAAATTGTCGTCGTCGATTTGCACGCTGTCCTTATCTATTTTCTTTTCCCTATAAAGTTGAAACCTAATTACATCGTGAGGCGGGTTATTATTCTTAACTATTCCGCTTCTGTAAAATCCGTTTGGGTATATGACTTGCCCGATCCATTTAGTTCTTTTTCTTTTGCTTTTATTTGTATTTCTCATAGTATTATTTTTTTTGACCTATAAGGAACCCCAATGGGTCCTCTTCCTTTTCCACGCCCCAAACCCCTTCCTTTTCCCTTAGAGCGGATTTTTGAACCTGGACATTTTCTTTTTCTCATAGGTTTTCTTTTAGCCATTTAATAAATATCGGGATAAGAATCTTTTAAATCATTTATTTCCTCCCAGAGAAAAGCAAGCCACTTTAAGAGTTCTTCTTTGGTCATCTTTCTAAAATCCTCGTTATATTCTTCTGACAAATCATCTAACAGGATTTCCCACCTTTTTCTTCTTTTTCTTTTTCGTTTTTTCATAGGGTTTCTTTTAGCCATTGTTGTTGCTTTTGGTAATAAATATCAAATTTTGCCGAATCTGCCAAAGGAATTCCACCTGATTTTTCCTCTATTCTCCAGATTTCTTTATGTGTCTCCTCAAGCGTCTCCTCTATAAAGCGTTGGCGGAGTTATTCCACACATAGCGTGTTCGGTGGTGTAATCTACCTTTGTCAATGCAAAAATCTCTCGGGTTAATTTTCTTATCTCCTCTTTAATTGTTTTCTTTTGTTTTTTGGTCATAGGTTTGCATATCTTCTAAAACCTTTAAAAAACCCTCAAGTAATTTTTTAGTTGCCCTTCTTGCCTCTTCACCTAAAAGAGGTTGAGGGGTAAAAATAACTCTTCCACGCATTATTTCTCCTTCTTTTTCGAATACTACAGCCATAAACGGATAAATAGCTGGTTGTTGAATATATCTTTTAATACCTTTATTAGTGGCAACAAAAAGAGGAAAATCACCTTTCTTCTGCTTTTTGTTCATAACCTAATGGTAAATTTTAACTTCTTTTATCCTTCTCCCAAATCGCCTTGCCTCCCAATAATCCCACATCAAAATGTCAAACCTATTCTGATACCAATACTTTGGATGCATTCTATCTTGGCACTCATACAATTTCCCATCTATCTCAATAATCGTCCCAAACTCCAGCCAGACAGGGCAAGCCACAATTCCCTCTCTCACTCTTTCTCCTGACGCTGTTATATGCGGCGTAGAATCTGTTTGCTCTGGAACAGGATTATATGCAGTAACCACAGCCCTCACAACTCTTTTAGGATAAGCGTGAGGCGCATAGGCATACAGAAACGGTTCCTGATATCGCCCATAGTTATACAGAATAGAGGATTCGACCTTTGGTTTTTTAAGAGCCATTATGCAAAGTATTAGTGCTGTTATCAATGATAAGAATGTTAAGGTCCAAACGATTTTTATCAAGATTGGGAATCTCGGTAAGGGGTCATCGTTTTTACTCATAGGTTTGGGTTAATAGTTCGGGATTTTGGAAGACATTTCCGACAACCGCAATTACCTTATAAAAGACAGAATACATTAAATCCTCTTTAGTATTTTCATCTTCGCCATCTATATAAAAGCCAGCATCATCCCAGAAAACCCTTCTTAGCTTTTTGCTCCCATCAATTTTTACTATATCTCCCTCATAGATTTCCTTTCCATTTTTATCTTTAAGTCCCGTGTATTGGAGAACTTTACCAGTCCTTCGTTTGAGAATGGAGTCATACTTTGTGTCTATGCGATAATATTCTGTAGCAGAAATTGGAAAAACATCATACTCCATCTTGCCTAAAGCTTCGTTCCAAGCCCTGAATTTTATTTCTCTTTTTGGTAATTCGTAGGTCATAGATTTTTTAATTACTTTCTCTTGCCCCCCCGCCCAATGTGTTGACATATCCTTCATTTTCAAAATGCAGGATAGTCCAGGAACGGGGGAGCTATAATTTGTAAAGCCTTCCTATGATTTTGGTTTCTTTTGCTTTGACCTTTGCTACTTCAATAAAGTAAATCCAACTATCATTGAAGTTATACTTTTGCTCTAACACATCTATTAGAAGTTTCAACTGATTATCTAAATCAAACTCATACGGATTAGTAGCATAAAAGAGCAACTTAAGTCCTAACGCACATTTTCTCTTTTTTTTCTTCGCCCACCAGCCAGATGGCGAAGGCAATAAAAAGAAGAAGTCCTTTTCCCATTCTTTCGCTTCGGTTGTCTTGTAAATTTTTCCAGCCCGATTTACTCTGTATATTCTGTTTAAGGAAAGTAGGTTAGTCTGAACCTCAAACTCGATTTCTGCGATTTCTTCTTTGGGCATATTAGTCTTTTAGAAGTTCTTCCAATTCAGGAGTAACCTTTTCCTCAATGCTTTCTACGACCTTTTTAGGCACTTGAACGGGTTTTTTGTTTCCTTCTCCAGCAGGCGGGTTAATAGTTACCATTGGATTCTCTTCTCTGTCTCTGGCTCGTGCCTCTTGGGCTAACTTAAGAGCATAAGCCGACGCTTCTATATTTAGTCTGCGTTGAGCTTCTAAAGAGGGTTTTGTATTTACTACCAGAAAGGCTGGGTCTAACTGAACTTCACTTCCACATATAGGGCATCTGATTTTATCTATGCCTATTTTGGTGTTGTTTTTCTCTTCTGACTGAATGCTAAAGCGGTGATGATTTTTTACACACAAAAGGTAATGAGTATATAACTGTTTTTCATTTTCCTTCTTTTTGTCTGTCTCCTTTTCCATAAAATTCTGTTAATTCTTTTTTGCCTATATCTCGCCCAATGCGAGCATCAACCATATTAAGAATAGTTGATATTTCTTTAATAACTACTCCTTCCTCCATTAAAATCTCAATAATGCGGTCAACAATTCTATTAAGCCTTTCTTCTTCTGCTTTAGCTACTGCCTTTGCCCGCATCATCGCAGGGTCTAATATAGGGGCATTTGCTGGAATTTTAATCTTTTTTTCTTTCATAAACTTTTCGCCATTCTTCTGCTTGTTGGTAACGCTGAAGATTGGCTTGTTTGTTTGGTCTTAAGTGAGGATAATCTTGAAAGACCTTTCTTATTGCCCTATCAAGGGCGGAATATTTTGTTAATCCTCCCTCTTTTCCTTGTTTAAGCCACATTTCTTTTGTAATGCCAAAAATTAAACCATCATATTTTTTCCAATACTCCCATTCTAATTCCCTTCTATTATATCTCAATTTTGGCTTTTCGCAAAGTAATTTATATACTTTTTCTTCAATTGTTTTTAATTGCTGTTTTAGTTCCATTTTCTTTTTTAACTTTTTTAAAGCATAAAGGAGCAAAGGGGCAGTATTTACATAACCAACTTATCTTACGAGGCGGGGCTTTTCCTTCTTTTAATGCCTTTTCTAATGTTGTTTTCCGTTCTATCATCTCTTTTTCAATCGTTTCTATTGGACGAGGATTAACTTTAAAGAACTGATGAGCAGGATATTTCTTTTCCAAATAAAGCAGGTATAAGTCGGTGACGGGTATTGAGTTGTGTGTGCATAAGACCAGATAATACTCTAATTGAGTGATGTGGTGTTCGTAGGGTGAAGAAGGTAGCGATTTACAGGTTTTCTTTTCTACCAGCGTTCCCTTTTCGTATTCATCAATTCTTCCCACAACTCCTTTCCATTCTAACTCTATTTCTCCTTGTTCTAAAAAATTTGCTAAATGGATTGCTCTACCCAACCAGAAATCATAAGCAGTCTCAATATCATAGAACTGACCAAGCGTTTTCTCATAATATGCCCTTCTTAAACACGGATACACAATACTTGTTACTGAAATTTTCCCAGAAGGGATATGGTCTTGGTCAAAAAGCCCCTCGTTAAATTTTTCCTCTAATTCTTCTATTGTCATTTTGTTATTTTAATTCCTCTTCCGTCGCCCCAACCGCTTTTAATAATTGTCCGACCTCATAAGGAAGAAACATCTCTTCCTCTTTTTCTCCACCCATTGGGGTTGGTTTTTTTACTTTATTCTCCTTAATAATCCTTACCAGAAATTTCCATTTATCGTCTGATATTTCTACCTCTTTTTTCTTTTTATCGGCAAAAAGAATTCCCAGTTCTGTCGTCCAAAAGTATTCTTTATTCTCTATAATGTTGAATTTTGATGATAAAAGAGCAAGAAGGTAATCCCTGACTGTTAATTCTTCCATTACGGGTTTTCCTTTTGACATCACCACCTTACCATTTTCATCTCGTTTCTGTCTCTTTATTGGCTTCCCAGAAGGAATAACCATTTTTGTATCAAGTTTGATTTTCTTCATAGGATTAGGATAAATTAGTTGCTAAAAATGAGGCGGAGACCTGAAGAACACCATATCTGGCTAATAATTCTTTCAGTTCTTCTCGAAATTGTTTTAATCTTCTTTCGGGTATTTTATTCAGTCCAACTATACCTACAACAAAAAGAGGGTTTTGGGGGTTAGAAGAAGGGCTTATAGGAGCAATCTCGCCAGGGGTGGACATTATTTCTTCTAATAATTTTGCGTCTATTCTTTCTCGCTCCGCCTCAAGCTTGCGCATACTCTCGGCTACTTCTTCGACCTTTCGGATAAGGGCAAGGAGTAAATCACGGTCAACCTCTAATTTTACTTCATCTTTTTTCTTTTTTGCCATATTATTCCCCTTCTTCGTTAATTGCCATTTTTTCTACCAGATAGCGGGTGCGGTTTCCCTGCTTCACTTTTGAGACACGGATTTTGTCATTTTCTTGAATGTTTTGCTCTTTGAACTGATTAAATACTCCCAGGCCTGTAAAAGTCCATTGTTTTTCATTTCCCTCCTCGTCTAAAAGTTTAACCAGCCACGCATCTTCAACCTCGCCAGAAATAGGATTTTGCCTTTTGATTGCCTCCATTGAAAGAAAAGTAAAGACAGCCGTTTCCCCCGCTTCCATTGTAAGGAACTTGCTCTTTTTTCTTTTTTCTTTAACAATTTGGTCAAATTGAGAATAATCCATATTTTCGTGCTTAATTTTTTCTATCCCCGCAAAAGGGTTAAGAGCATAGGGTGTGCCTGCCGTCGGGTCATCATACCATTCACGCCTATCAGAATAAATCGCCCAATATCCCTTGCGGGGAACAACTTCGATAATTGGAATTTCCTCGCCATTGCGACGAGGACGACCTTTAGGACTTGGGACGACCTTTTTGAATGTCATAATTGGGAATATGATATTTATTTTTATCTCTGTGCCACACTTTTATAACATTGGGCTTTTTCTTTCCTAATGCTTTTGCTATCCAGCCATATCCGTAGCCTAATTTGTGTAAAACTACAATTGCCTCGTTGGCTTCTTTTTGTAATGGCATTGCCATAGTTTTGTTTATTACTTCTTCTTTCATTATACACCCCCCATATATACCTTGTCAAGCCCAGAAATCCACAGACCGCCAATAATCACGATATTTTTTCCAGAAATTGAAGTATCCTTTTCCAAATGGAGCGCGAGCAAAGTCCTCTTGAATTTCATCTAATTTCTTGTAAATATCATTACAAAGATATTCGAAAGCGCCAGGCTTTATTGCGTCAATCTTGTCTTTTTGAACATCAAATTTTTCGGGCAAAAAGGGAGATTGCTTTCCCCTTACATAAGATAAAGCAACAACAATTTCTCTGTCTTTATCTACAATTAAGGAACAGCCACAGAAACTAATGGTTTCGTATTTCTCAAACGCTTTCGGACTATCAAAATATATATAATCGGCGGTTTGCTCTTTTTCCTTCGTTGTTTTTCTCGGCCTCCATTTCCCCCCAACATTCTTTAAGATGGCATAATTGGTAGCCACAGCGATTGCTAAACTCTTGCTAAATTTTTCTGAATAACCTGCTCTTTTAGCAACGCAGTATGCAAGGGTTGCCATTATAGGGTAGCGGTTGATGAGGAATTGGCTCTTCGTGCTGGTAGAAGGAAATTGTTTTTTTGAGAGGACGGGCTTCATCTGAAACCCGTCCTTTTGTAATGTTTTGATGATTTCTTCTGAAAACATATTATTTTTTATTTAATTTTTCGCAAGCATTCTCAATTTCTGGCTCAATGTGAATATCTTTTTCTCGGCAGATATAATATAATTGCCTTTTAATTGCCTCTAAATCGTTTGTTATGCGGAGCAAAGCTAAAGAAATAGCCTTAAGAGAGCTGAGAACAATAAATATGGTGTCGTCTTGTTTTTTCTTTTTCATATTTTTGGGTTAATTATTTAATTAATTCGTCCTCTTTCCAGATATCGTATGGTTCAATCATTCCGCCTAATGGGTAATCTTCTGAAACTTCCTCGTTTTCTTCCATCAGTTTATCAACCTCTAAATCAACCGCCCTATCAATTTCTCTATCATCGTTGCTATCTAAATGTCTCTTTGGATAAAAAATTTCCATCAGTTTATCGGTATCTTCTTGCGTTTCGTCTAAATATAAATGTTCTAACAGGTATTCATCGGGATATTCGTTCAAAAGAGGATATTTCATTCTCAAAATTTCTAATGCTTCTTCTTTGTTTTCTGCCCCTACTTTTCTTTCAAAATCTGGTTCTTCGGAGTGAGATTTAAGATAAAGAATAAATGTTTTTTTCATAGTTTTTAAGTTAATTACAACCGCCAGTTTTACATTAACCCGTGAAAACTGGCAAAAGCGGAGGCTTTACGCCTGTTTAGAAGCAGTAAAAATCTACACAACTGCTCTTTCGTTTTTTCATTTCCTTTCTAATTTCCGATATTATTTCTTTGGCTCTTTTGACTTCTTCCCAGTTAATATCTCCTGTGTTTCCTTTAATATCTGCCTCAATATCTTCTTCTAATGCTTTAAGATGGCACTCACATATTCCTAAAATTCCGTATCCGTCTATATTTAGTTGGTTAAGTAGTCCCTCTCTGTCTAACAATTCTCTAAAATAGTCATCGTGCCAGAGGTTAAAAATTTCTCTACCATAATTGATTTTTTTGATTGGATATGCTCTTACACTCATAAGTTTATTTTGTTTGTTAATTGAGGGCGACCTTTATTCAAATAAATTGAGATAAATGGCAATGGGTATGCGGGTGCGAGGTTTAAAGAGAAGAAGATGTCCTTCCCAAATAACATAATCTCCTCTTTCAATTGCTCTTTTGGCCTTTTCAAATTCGGCAACGGTTAATGTATTCCGATATTCTTCTTTTAAGGTTTCTAAAACCTGTTTTTGTTCTTGGGTCATAATGGTAATTTAATTATTGATGATAGAGTTTTTGAGCAACCTCTTGCCAATGAGCGGGAGACAAGAGACAAATGTTGTAAAGTTGCTGTAAGGTTCGGAGGCTAATTTTTTCTTCTGGTATCTTGGCAAGAAATTCTATAATCTTTCTTTTTTGCTTTTCTGATAATTGATAATTCGGTTTTGCGATTTCTTGTTGCATCATTTCAATCATTTCTGGTTTAGAGATTCTCATTTCAAAGAAGAAACTTCTATCTATCAATGCCTGAATAAAGTGGTTTTTGAGTTGTAGGTAATTGAGAATAAAGATAATTTTTCCCTGAAAGTTGAAATGACTCTCTTTAATTTTGGAAGTTCCAGAAAGCCAAGATACTTGCCTTCTTCCGCCTGCTTCCCATAATGCTCCCTTCAAAAGCCCCAGAATGCGTTGGTTTTTAAGAGTTTCCTCAATATCATCTAAAACAAGGATTTTAGGAGGTTCGAGTTCGTTGACTTCTCTCAATAATTTATAGAATTCAAGCCCTGTAATGTAGTTGTTCCAATAAAAATAATGCTTGCCCTCTGTTAAATTTAAAGAGTTTAGAGTTTGTAATGTGGTAGTTGTTTTGCCAATCCCTGCCTTGCCTACTACCAGCAAGGAGTGTTGGACTTTGCTTTGAGTTAAAGCAAGAATAAGTTTTTTGAGAATTTCGTGTTGTTTCGTCATAATAGTAAGCCAGATAATAGGAGGTAAAAACCGCCAAAAACCCTCACTATTATCTGAAAATAACTTCTTCCAAGAAAAGAATGTTTTGATTGTCAAGCCCTGGTCTGTTCCCAGTGTCAGGAGGTCTATTCCCTCCAGCCAAGGAGGTTTCCCTTTAGTCATCGCCCCTCTTCCTACTTGCCCATCATCTCGCAGGACGCCTGTCCCTATACCATATCTCCCTTGCGGGAGTGGGAGACGGTTTTTTCGTTTCTATCGTTTTTGTCGTTTCTATCGTTCCCAGTGGTCAGGTTCAGGCGCTCCCCTGCAAGCAATAGGTTTTCGTCAGAGGAGGTGCTAAAGTTCCGCCTCCTGTGCCTTGCTCCTCTTTTGAGAAGCAAGGTGTCAGGAAGCAAAACTATCCTTCTTTTATCGGCATTAAAACTGCGTCGGCTCGTTGGTCAATATCATCTATTCTTCTTATGCCTGTAAAGAAAATCGGCTTGGTGCTGTCTCTTGGTATATATAGTTCAATGTGCTTGCTTGTTGTGAAATTGTAAAAGAAATCTACTATATCCTTTAGGAGTTTTACATCTAAAAGTATTCTTTTGCCTTCTCTTTTATTTATTATCTCTTTGTAATTCGGATAAGTTGCCTCTTTTGGTCTTGCCATTATGCTTTGTATAGTTTCTAAATCGGCAAAAGTTATCTCTACGCTGTCTTTTTTCGCCCTTGTAATAACTGCGTTTTCTAAAATCGGCAATGTTGTTTTAATCTTTGATAATTCGCTTGCTATTTTCAGTGCTGTTTGAGATGGTAAAATGAAGGGCTGAAAATTGCTTTTTGGTTGCTTGCCTGCGGGAAGTTGCGGGTAATCGTTCAGGTCTTTTTTAATGCTTTTAACCCTTATCAACCTAAAACCGTCAGTTGCGACGGTCTCGCTTGGAGTGATATAAACCCCGTCAAGGTTTTCTCTTGTGCCTCCAAACTTTGCTATTGAGAAATTGAATTTGTTGTAAAGCATAGTTTTGAAATTTTAATTATTTTTTAAGTTGCTCATTTATCAGAGAATCTACCGCTTGGTCAAAACCCTTTTCCGCCTCATCGTCCTGCTCATCGTTGAAATAATAATGAAGCCAGCCTAAAGCATAGTGAAGCCCACTTTTTACTCCTGCATAGTAATTTCCTAAAGCCTCGCCTCCATTTTTTCTTGCTGTTTTTTCGTTTACTTCCGCTGTGTCTTTTAACTCTCTCAAAATTTGAAGAAGCCTTTCTTTTGTCATAGTTTTTAATTTAATAATTTAAAAATATCACTTTGATAAATTGAGGAAGAAGCCAAGCCAGAATATAACCTGCTATTAAAGAGAGAAGAAAAAGCATTGCTAAATCGCCACATCGTTGTATTTTTGCCTGCCTTTTTTCTTTTTTGTATCTCCTAATAATCGAGGAGGTAAAATTTAATCGGTAAATCATACTTTTTATTGTTAATTCTTTATCTCTGCCCGCCTCAAAAGAGACGGGCAAAGTAAGGAATTAACCATTTACCAGCCCCGCCAACTCAAAAACTCCTTTTTAAACTTATAACCATCATCAAATAACCATCGCCCCAGGTTATAGACAATTTCAAAGGTTCTATCTGTTCCTAATGCGTCGCACTCGAAAACTTTCTTTTTGTCGTTCCAATAAGCGGGTTTGTCTTTTTCTTCGCTGTTAATGAAAACCTGCCTCAATTCATTTTTTTTGATATAATAAACCCTGAAAGTCCGCCAGATGCCCTTGTCCCAGTGTGGGTTCGTTCCTTGGGTTATGCCCACCAGATATAATTTTTTAATGTTCCGTAATTCTTTTTTTAATTCTTTTTTAGTCATAGTTTTTTTGTTAATTGTTAATTATCGCCCACCCGCCCACCGCTTTAAACTTATATCTGCACCTGTTCATTTATCGCCCACCCTGCGAATTCTTTAATGTCATCCTTAAAAATTCTATAAATCCTTTCTTTTTCTTCCTCTGCTTTCTTTATTGTCTTTTCTATGATATTATTATCTAACCTTTTTGAAGTTAGTTCTACCCCAAAAATTTTAAGACTATCATATTTTGTTAAAAAAGCCCCGTCAATGCTTATGATGTAAATTTTCTTACAAGTTATGATGTCTCTATCCACCCTTGTATAAACTGCACATTTAATGTTGTTGATAAATCTTAAGCCCTTAATCTCTCTTATCTCTGTTTTCATATTTTTAATAATTTAATTATAAAAGGACTTGCACAAGGCAAGCCCCAAACCCAAGAGAAGGAAGACGCAAGCCTTAAAGTTTAGGACTGAAGCCCGCCTTTTATTATGTTTTTATTGTTGATTCTTTGAGCCGTCCTAACTTAGAGCCTGCATCTTTTAACCCCTACCCCTGAGCCGTGGGCTTGCCCGCTATTATTTATCTTTTTTTAATGTCCTCTTCTTTCATTATATACCCTTTCAAAATCTTTGTCAACCCCTATCTATCCACAACCCCGTTTTTTCTCTCTTCTTTCATTATATACCGCTAAAAAAATCTTGTCAATAGTAATTCATCCACAACCCGCCCCGCTAAATAAAAAAGAAAAGGAAAGAAAAGAAAGAAAAACAAGAAAGGAAAAAGGAAGAAGAAAAGAAGAAAAAAGATAAAAGAATAAAAAAGGATAAAAAAGGATAAAAAAAAGAGTAAAAAAGAGATAACCCCGCCTCCTCTCTTTAAAATCTCTTTATAAACCCCAAAAGAAAGAAAAAATAAAATAAGATAAGATAAGATAAGATAAAATATAATCCTTGCCCGTATATGGTAAATATAAGAACACGGCAAAACCCAGAAAATCCCAGAAGCCCCAGAGGAGAGAATCCCAGAGGAGAGCGGAGTTTGCTTTGTAGCCCCTCCTCACTGAGAGAAAATTTCATTCTCGCCCCAGAACTTTTCTTTCTTTTTGCTTTGTTTTTTCTTTCTTTTGCTTATGTTCTGCTCCCTTAGGAATACCCCCAACCAAAAGGTCCCCTGTCCTTTCTTTTTCTTTTCTCTCTTTTTTTCTTGAAAAACTCTTGACAGGGTTTGATAAAAAGAGTAAAATAGAGTAATTTCGGGGAGCGTTTGTGAAAGAACTCTCATTGAGTGGTTTGTGGGAATCTCTGCTCCCTTGAGGTTTCCCCCCACCAATGAGGCTCCATCTGCTTGCGGGCAAAGAAAAAGAAAAGAGAGAAGTCGGAGACAATATGCTTATAAGGGCCAGATGGATTTAACCCCTCCACCCTTACGAAGCATATTGTTCCGAGAAAAACAAAACGCTCAGGATTTTATCCCTGGGCGTTTTGTTATAAAATTGTCTTTGAAAAATTTTTCATAGGAACAGTGCAGGACTTAACAATCTCGGAGGCTGAGAGGCGGGCAATTCGGGGTCTCTCAGCCTCACTTCCATTATAATCCATTCAAAAAATTGAGTCAAGTCTTGCAAACCTGTGGAAAACTGCTATACTAAAATTGATGATTGAAAATATCGAAAAATACGAAGAAGAAATCAAAAAGATTTGGCTTGAGTGGCGCAACAAAGAAAGCGCTTGGGAGATTTTTAATAAAAGGCTCAATAAGTATTTTGAGCCAGGTTGGGGAGGAGGAAATCCTGATTGGGCATATTTTATGCGTCTCATCAAAAAATGGAAAAGGGAAGAAAGAGAGAAGAAGTCTATTGAGGATTTGACCGACGAAGAAATTTTAGAAATTCAAAAAGAAAACCGAGCAAGGACAATTCTGCTTCTCAAGAAAATTTTAGATGAAGCAGATAAGCAACCTAACCTGTGGAAAAAAACTACTCTTAATCAAATTACTCGCCTTTACCAGGTCGTTCAAGCAGCAGAAGAAGCAGCTAAAAGAACTGCTATTGCCGCTCATAAAGAGAAGCGAGAAACTTTATCTATGCTTCTTCCCTACAAAGATATGTCTGTCGAAGATTTATTAAAATTAAGAGAAATTTTCCTCAATGGACTTGAAGAAATTCTCAAACTTAAAACTGGAGGAGAAGTTACTTCCAGCGATAATCCAGCTGGGGAGGCATAACCCAGTTTTTTTTGCCCAATACTTCCTCGGTTTAGATTTGAACCCATTTCAGAAAAGGTATCTGTTAGGAACGCTGAACTCAAAGCAGAATTTAGTTGTGACAGGAAACCAAGTTGGAAAAACCGTCGCCTTAGCAATTCTTCATATCTGGTGGAATTATTACAAGATAGGTATTTCTGGAGATCCAAACATTGTATCAAAAGCATATATCAGAACGCTGAATATTTCACCAGTCTCCAGGCAATCAAAAGAAGCCTTCCGTTATATTGAGGAGATTCTTCATTCACAATTTACTTGGGAAAAAGACGGGAAGCGGTATGTAAATCGTTGCAAGATTGAGCACTTTTTCAAGGGGAAAAACGAAAATTTAGGCAGAATCGATTTTTCCAACAATTCCTCTGTTTTCTGCCTTTCTACCAAGGAAGATAAGGGTGCGGCGTTACAAGGAGCGCAATTTCCCCTGATTACCTACGACGAATGCGTCCAATCTTATCATCTCGCCGATGAGTTACCAGCAAGAGTTTTCTCAAGAGTCGCAAAATACAATGGGCGGATTGATTTAATTTCTACTCCAGACGAGCAGGCTCATTCTCAACAATACTGGTATCACCTTTTTTCAGAAGCAGAAAAAGGAGAAAGCGATTGGAAATTATTTACAGGCGTTTATGACGAAAACATTTTTATTCCCGAAGAAGACCGAAAAGAATACAAGAAAAGATTAAAAAAGCTTTCTCCTGAAAGATACGAACAAGTTGTTTATGGAAAATTTGTTGTTTCTGAGGCAAGCGTCTTTACTCCTGAAATGATTGAAAGCCTTTGGAATGGCAGAAGAGAACCAACTTCTCCGAAACCCGACCACTCTTATGTTATCTCGATTGATTGGGGAGTGTCTGATCAGGGAGATGAGACAGTGATGTTAGTTGCCGATGACACTGACCCAAATGAAGCAGAGATTGTTCGTGCCTATTACAAGCGAGGGGGAGATCCTGCAGACCTAATTGCAATGGCTGCCTACTTGAAAGATGAATACAATGATGCTAAAATAATAATGGACGTTGCTTCAATGGGCGGAGCGATCTTTCGCAAGCGAATGAGAAAAATGAAACCAATAGCTTTTCCTACCGACCAGAAAGGAGTAGCCATCGCTTATGCAAAAATGAGATTAAGAAACAATTTGAGGAAAAACCCCTTGACACAAAAAGATGAAGGTGGTAATGGTAAAATAAGAAGCTATTATTTGCACAAATTGGAATCACAGCTTGCTTCTTATCGCATTGACGACAAAAAACTGAAGCAAGATTGGGTAATGGCTTTTGTTCAACTTTGCTGGTATTTAGAAGAATACAGGGTCAAGAAAAAAATTAGCACTTACCCTCTCAGATATTTCAATGAACATAAACCCATCAGTCAATAAAAATCTAACCGAAGCACAGCTGAAACGGTATGTTCTTCAGAAGGATGCGGAATTAGAAACTGATTACGGTTATCGTGTTAACGGCTTAAAAAACACTACAGGCACAGGCTATAAGCTGGCGGGCTATAACAATCTTCGGAAATTTTATGAGGGAGACCACTGGGATTATGTCAGAGAAGACGGACAAACCCAGCGGGTTTTTAACTATTGCAAGACCATTGTAGATAACTATACTGCTTTTCTTGCAGCTGATCCCCCAGAAGATGATTGTGTTCCATCTGATCCTACCGATGACGAGGAATGGGCAAGAGCTGCTGAAAAAGAAAAACTTCTGGCCGCTATCAAGGAAGACAACAATTTCCCATTAGTTTTTGAAGAGGCTGTCCAAAATCAGTCGCTTTTAGGCGACGCTTTTATTTTTGGTCCATACATTGAGTGGGTAAAAGTAGGAGAAAGAGAAATTCCACGTATTCGCTTCAAAAATATCAAACGAGTAGAAAATGTGCGACTTATCTGGAGCGATGAAGATTACACTGAATACGATGGCTTTATTTTACATCACCGAGTTTCCAGACGACGCATAGAAAAAATCTACGAAAAGCAGCTAAAAGAGCGGGGGATTACTTTAACCGAGTCTCCGAGAAGAACAAGTGGCGGCACTTCCTCTCCTGACCTAATGGTTGATTTGCTGATTTATTGGGACGATACTTATATGCTTGTTTTGGCTGATAACAAGGTGATTGATTTTCAAAAACACGATTGGGGTTTTGTTCCAGGCATTTATATCAAGAATACAAATCACCCGACTTTACCCTGGGGCATTTCCGACATCGAAGACATTTTAGATGCTCAACAAGAATACAATGAAACAGTTGCCGATACTCGTGGAAAGATTAAGCAAGTTTCTATTCCTCATATTTTCTACGCAGGCGAAGGAGAACCTGTAGAATATCAAGCAGGACAAGCCCAGATGATTAAAATTGGGGAAAATGATAGAATCTTCCCAGACCCAATGGGACAATCTACTGCCCCATTTGAAATGCATATTCAGAGAACAGAGGCAGATATTCATAAACTTTCAATGATTTCTGAGATTTTCTTCGGGGCAGTTCCAACAAGATTGAGCGGAAGAGCATTGTCTGTTTTACTTCAGGGTGTTCAGAACAAGGTAAAACTTAAACAGCAACGCTGGCGAGTTGCTCTTAAAAAACTTAATGCTAACATTTTCAGGTTAGTAGAATTGTATTTCGAGGGCGGAGAAGAGTTGATTCAAGGAGATTATCGCACAGAGGTTTATTTCCCCTCTACTTTAGTGAGAGACGTAACCGAAGAGATTAACAAATTCAATATGAAGATTCAATCTTTAACAACTACACAAAAGAATCTTGGTATTGCTTCTCCAAAAGAGGAACAAAAACTGATGAAGAAAGAGTGGAATGATCGAGACCTGATGATTGAAATTTCCAGAAACCCAGCCCTGCGAATGCAGTTACAGGCACAATTACATCAAATGATTGCCAACGCTATTAGAGCGCAACAGGCAGCCCAAAGGCCAATTTTGAGTGAGGCAGCGGGCGGAGCTGGAAGGACAAGAGAAGAAACAATGCCGATGGCTGCGCCAGGCACAGCGCAACCATCACCAATCTCTCCCGAAGGAGCATTAAGACAACAAGCATTAGGTTTGTAATATGGCAGTAGAAAGGCTTCCACAATTTGTTCTGGATTTAGGAGAAGTCGTTCAGGCACGACTGCGGGCTTTAGCTGAACAAAGAGAAATTATTCGAGCAAGAGAAGAAGCTGAATTCCAGCGACGCATTTTAGAAGAGGGGCTTTTACCAGAAGAACAGCTTGCTTATCGTCAACAGCAACTTGAGAGAGAACAGAATCGTGCATTTCCTGATCAAAACTTTATTGCTGCTCTGAAAAAAGAAATTGCCAGCCTGAAAAAGATTATTCGTCAACGAAAATTCCGCCAAGAATATTACGACTTTTTACAAGAGGCTGCCGCAGGCAGGAAAAGTATTAGCGACGAAATAAACTTTTTGCAAGATCAATTAGCTGACGCTATTGATGACGAGACCCGTGATGAAATTCGGGATAGGCTTATTGCCTTGATTCAGCGACAAACAGCCATTGACAAAGCAGTAGAAGACCAAAAAATTGAATTTTATTCCAAAGATCGCACTTTAGAATCTTACGACAAGGCAATTGATCTCGTTAGAAAACAACTTTCCAAAATAGAAGTGATTAAAAACCCAGAAGTAGCAAACGCTTATCGGTTAAAATTGCAAGCCCTGCAACAAGAAAGGGCAAGCATTGTTGTAGAGGAGCAACTCAATGATTTAGCGATTGAAATGAGTAGAGCTTCAGATTATGCTTATCCGTCTTTAGCGAAATTAAATAAGTTGCATAGTCTTGTTAGTGCTGCTGACGAAAACACTCCCGTAATTATTAATAATGTTCGTTATAATTCCGCAAGAGAATTTTGGCAATCCACGCTGGACAACTTTGTTAATACCCAATTTGCTACTGACTTTACTCAAGAGGTAAAGAAAAACCTTTCACTTGTAAAAACGCAAAAAGGGAAAGTTCCAGATGGTTTTATCGAGGATATTTCCAGCCGATTAGATAATCTCAAAAACAATCCTATCTTGAAAAATTATCCAGACGTTGTGACTGCTCTCAGGCAAGATGTCGCTTCTGCCGTATTGTCGGAGAAGATTGACGATATAAAGAGCGAATTTAATCTTGGCACTTCCTTAGCTACTCGCTTTGATGTGTGGAAAGCAAAAAATCGTCTTTTCTCCTACCAGAAATATTTCCCCGATGTCTCTTTAGAACCAGCCTTAAAGCAATTTGAAGAAATGGCAGCCGAAAAACAATTGCAATTGAGCCAAGAAGTGCTTTCGGCAGCAGTTTCTTACCGAGAACAACACCCAGAAGTAAGTTTAGAAGAAGCAATTAAGAAAGTTACTCCTCTTGTTGGTGCTATTGTTCCAAAAGAGGAATTGACAAAGCCAAAAACTACCGAAGAACTTGGCAGGGAATTGGCAAAGAAAGCCGAAGCACCAGAAGAACTACTGAAGGAAGAACGAAAACAGAAAGAAGAGGTTGTAAAAGAAGAAGAAAGATTGATGAAAGAAGCGGCCAAAACTCTTGAGGGAGAAGCCGAGCAGCCAGAGATGATTAAGGCTCCAAAAGAAGAGGAATTTGCGACTCACAAAGTGCAGGCAGGCGAAACTTTATGGTCAATAGCGAAAAAGTATTTAGGGTCTGGTAGAAGGTGGAAAGAGTTGCTTAAACCAGAAGGAACTCCATTTACCGCAGAGGAAGCAAAAAGATTGCAGGTCGGGCAAGAAATTAAAATTCCTAAACTAAAATAACAATATGCCACGCATAAATCTTTACGACATTCTATATCGAGGCGGATTATCTCCCGAAGAGAGAATTCAAAGAGAGGCACAAGAAGAAAAGGAAAGAGTGTTACGACGATTAGATGAGGAATATCGCTATGCTGCAGAGAAAACTTTAAGGGAGGCGACTTTAAATTTCGCCAACGATCCTTATGGTTTTTCCTTAATGATGTTTAACGAATATTCGGCAATGGCGGATAGTTTAAGCGAGGCAATCGAGGAATTAGGCGATGAGGCCAATATTCAAATGCTGCAAACCAGAGATAAGTTTCGGGAAGAGGCAAATAAGTATTGGGCTGTTATTACTGCTATTGATGGAATTACTCGTGCCAGAGTAAAAGGAGATACTGAAAAAGAAAATTACTACCAAGAACGTCTCTCAAATTACGCCGTTGTTTATGACACAGAGCCAACGGGAGAAATTAGAACAATGCGAATCGAAAGTATTGCTGCCCTTCCTTCTAAATCTTATCCTACAAACATTGGGATTACGGTAGCGGGAGTGACGGAAGACGCTAAACCTGTTATTAGTGCTGCCGATATAGAGAAGACGCCAGGAATGAGGGTGTTTGTAAGAGGGGTTAGTCCTGATTTTGCTCCTCAGGTTCGTTTAGGAGGATTTGTTTTAAATTGGTCGAAGCCAATTTATAAAGTGACCGCTACAGGAGATGCATTGCGAAAAGGACGAAAGGAAATCAATTGGGATTTTGGATTACAACAAATTCATCGCACAAGTTTTATTAGTAAGCCCCCAGGCTCTGTTGTAAAAGATAGCAAGGGAAAAATGTATTATGTCAACTATGACGGAAGCCTTTCATTGATTAAAAGCAGAAAACTTCTTGAACGTTTAGGGGTAGATTTTGAACAAGTATATCCTCTTGATCCTTGGGAAGAGGAAACCCTTCCTCCTGAAGAAGATTTAGCAAAGAGACGAAGCGATCCCGTTTTAGACCTTATATCAAAATACGAAGCAGAAGCGGAAGAAATCAGAAGGAAATATACTCCTCACCCTCTTGAGGTAAAAGTGGCAGAAACAGGGCGGAAGGTTTATCAATTAGCAAAAATGCCTATTACTCTTATGTTTGGAAGGAAGCGAAGAGAGGAGGAAGCGCAAAAACGCCAAGAGCGCCTTGCTCCTCCTCTTAGTGAAAAGCTTAAAGAATTAGAACTTACCCAACCTGTAAGTCGAGGGGAGTGGAGTGAGCTTGCAGAACCATTTAAGTCACTTTTCCCTAAGAAATAATATGGCTGTTTTTCTAACACAAGAAGATATAAAGAAAATAAAAGGCTTTACACAGATCGGGGGAAGCCCCGATACTTTTTACTCTTTTCGTCCATACGATACGCAGGAGGAAAGAGAACCGAAAGGTTTTTTAATGAAAGCTCTTGATTATTATAGTAGAACTAATTATGCTGTTGCCAGTTTTGTTAATTCTTTGTTCGTGGAAAAGGAAGGTCTTGGCGAGGCAATGAGTGATGCTTGGAAGGGGTTAAAGGGAGAACAAAGAATGTTTTTTTCCGATGTGTTAGAAAATGCGGGAGTGAGAAATAAGTATATAAGAGCGATTGTGGGCTGGGCACTTGACGCCTTCCTCGATCCTCTTAACTGGCTTACTATAGGTGTTGGGCAGGGAACAAAATTGGGGCTTACTACTCTTTCTAAACAGGGACGATTGCTTTTACAAACTCGTCTCAAAAAAGATTTGCCTCGGTATACTGCTAAATTTTTAAAGGAGGTGGGGGAAAAGAAATTGGCACAAACAATGGCAAGAGAGGCAATAGAGGCAGAAGTTTTAAGAACCGCCCTTAGAAACCCCGCCAAGTATGTAGCCAAACCCGCCTTAAGGTATTTTGGGAGAAAGATTCCCATTGTTTCTAATGTTACTCAACCCGCAATTCAAAAACTTGGTGCTTTAAAAACAAGATTGGTAAGAAGGCAGCCAATGAGGTGGATTGGAAAAGCATTTATCGGGGATGAATTTATTCTGAAACACTCTAAGGAATTTACCCCCCTTCAGAAAAATTTACTTGCCCTTGCTCGACAACAAAAATTATTAAGAGAAGCGGAGGGTTATGCAGAGGCAGAAAAGTTTTTTTTCAAGGTGGCTAAAAAAGTTCCAAGGGTGACAGACAGAGAACGAATAATGAGGGCAATCGAAAAAAGGGAAATTTCCAAACTTCCCAAAAAATTGCAACCAGTTGCAAAAGAGCTTTCTGATTGGCTTAAAAAGAATATCACTGAACCAGAAATGAGGTTGGGGCTATTGCGAAGGTTTAGGGGTAAAAAACTCGAATATGTGCCTCACTATACACGTGAAAGGGTGTGGGGTAGAGGAAGGGGGCTTTATATTGGAATAACAAAAAGTGGGCAGCCAAGATATTTTGAGTCGCTTGAAGCCTTGAAAAAGGCAGGACTTACACCAATAGAAGATGTAGCTGTTTCTTTTTCGATGAGGTATGCGTATTCAAGAAATTTGATTGCATTTGATGATTATGTGCAGAAAATGGTTAATACGGTTGGAACAAAGATAGATAAAAAAACTTTTAGAAAATTGTTGGCTGGTGGAAAGAAACTTCCAGAAGGTTATGCAATTTATATACCACGACCCATAGTAAGATTTTACCCCTTATATTTTTCCAAAAAACCAATTTCGAAACAGAAACTAATACAAAAAGCCATAAATCTCCTTGACGAATTAGAGGGGATACGGGATTGGTCAAAGGGCGAGGTTCTGAAAATGATTCACTCTACTTCAGTTGGGAAGGCACTAAAAATTACAGAGGATTTGCCAGTTTATCTTCTTCCGAAAGAGATAGCAGATATGCTTAATACTGCTTCTCCTTTTGTTTCTCGCACCACTTCTGACTTCTTGAGGTTTGCAGACAGGGTAACTAATTTTTGGAAAGCGTCTGTAACTTCTTGGTTTCCTGCTTGGCATTCTCGAAATGCAGAGTCTAACTTATGGTTATGTTTTCTTGGGGGAATGCAACGTCCCAGCGATGTAAAATATTTTATGCAAGCCTTCAAATTGCAGAAATATGGTTTTTTGAAGAGGCTTGGCAAGGAGCCAAAAGATTTTGTCATAACACTAGGTAGCAAAAAATTCCGTGCTTCTCAGCTCTATGATATGGCAAAAGAGACAGGTGTTTTCACTGGTTGGTATATGAGGGAGCTTGGGGCTGGATATGAGAGAGAGTTGTTAAAAAGAGCGGGTGGTGTGCGAAGGGGAGCAGCAATGTTAGAGAGAGCGTTATTCGAGAAACCAAGAGCTGTAGGTTCGGCTGTAGAAAATAACGCCAGAATGGCCTTGTTTTTACATCGTTTAGCAAAGGGAGATGATTATCGGTCTGCGTCAAGGTTTGTAAAGAAATTTCTCTTTGATTATGGAGAGTTAACCCCGTTTGAAAAACAAGTAATGAGAAGAATTATACCCTTCTACTGTGTTCCAACAGATGCTGAAATACTTACTAAAGATGGCTGGAAAAAATATAATGAGGTAGTTATTGGGGAGGAGGTTTTAACTTATGATTATAAAACAAAGAAATTGGTTTGGCAGCCGCTACAAGATAAGGCAGTGTTTGAGTATAATGGTCAGTTGATGAGATTAGGAAATACAAGAATGGAGTTTTTGGCTACTTTTGATCATAGGTGGGTTGTTAATGATGGCAAAAGAGAAAAAATTGTTCGTGGTTATCAATTAAGAAGCAACCACAAAATTCCTCTAACTGGCGATTATCAACCGAATGAGAGTATTTTAACGCCACGAGAGGCAGCAATTCTTGGCTGGATAGTAACCGATGGGTATTTCAGGTGGAGAGGGAATTATTTTGAGGCAGTAATTTATCAGCATCCTAAGAAATACGCAAAAGAAATTAGAAAACTGCTGGGAACGGATTGTTCCAGCGAGTTTGTTCATCCTGACAGTGGGGTTATTTGTTTTAGAATAAAGGCTTCTGCTTTAAAGAACATAAAAAAATATCTACGGAGCAAAGATGATTTAATGAGTATAGTGACAAGGCTGAACAAGGAAGCAATGGCAGAGATGAGGCGGGCTATGCTTATGGCGGAAGGTGGAATTAGTGGAAGAAAAAAGGATTGTCTATTTTTTACTCAAGAAGACAACAATGTGAGGGATGCTTTTCAATTCTTGTCTCAAATGCTTGGAGAACCTATCATTCTTAAAAAGAGAGGAGGATATGTAAAGAAGCGAAGATATATGAAAGTTTTTGGAGCAATTGGCGTAGAGTGGTATTCTGGAAAAATATGGTGTCCCAAAACACCTAATGGGACTTGGGTAATGAGAAGGAATGGTGCGGTTATTATTACTGGAAACACCTGGCTCAGGAAGAATATCCCACTTCAACTTGAGCAAATGGTAAAGCAGCCTGGTAAGTTTGCCCAGATAAAGAAAATGCAACACGCTGTAGAAAGTTTATCTCCTGCTCCAGATGAGAGATATTTGCCAGATTGGATGCAGGAAAAAGAATTATTTGTAAGAGTTCCTTACTACAAAGAGGGAAGTCCGTTATATATAAATCCCGACCTTGCCTTTCAGGATTTGGCTTATTTGAACCTCAAAGATCCTGATGTAATAAGATCGTGGTTTGCCAATCTTCATCCTGCGATTAAAATTCCTTTTGAAACTTTAACTAATTACAGCCTTTTTAGGGGCAGAAATGTGGTAGATCCAGATTTGCCTGGCGATATAGAGTTTAGGGAAGCATTGAAAGAAGAATTGCTTGATAGTTTAAGAATTTGGGGTTATAAAGAGCGCCTTTCCAGAGAAGACGTTGCAACCCTTCACAAAATTATAGACATAGTATTAGGAATTAAGGCTTATCCCTACGATGAGATTAAAAGTCGTTATTGGTATTTCCAAAGAAAAAGGCGAGAAGAAAATGCCTTAAGGCGTTATTATGAGAAAAAAGCCAAAGAAAAGCTTAAAAAGAAAAAACCCCTTATTTTGCCCTATGAAGGTTTGTAGAGCAATTATAGATTTTATTATTGGTTTTTTCATTTCAATAGGATGGCTGATTTTATATTATTGGCTTGGCGTTTGGTTACATTCTCGCGTAGGTTGACTTGTTTTTATGAAATTGATAAAATAAATTAAAGGTCGCAAATTAACAAAATCCAAACTTATGGCTGATACAAAAGGAGACGCTACTCCAGCCCCATCTGAAGTTGAGGAAGAAGTTCCTCAACAGGCGGATACTGAGGAAGCCACTCCTCAGGAGGGCGGAGAAAGCACTCCACAAACTCAAACAGAGGAGGACGGAGTAACCTCCTCTCAAAAAGTGGCAGAACTCCAAGCAGAATTAGAGCGGCTCCGAAAAGAGGTAGAACACGCAAGGAATATGCAGTCTATTGCAGATAAGAAGGCAAGAGAAGAAAGGCGAGCCCGTCTCAAATTAGAGAAAGAGATTAAAAGAATTCGGGAAGGTAAAGTAGAAGAAGGAGAACCGTCTTCTACCGAGCCAGAGGAAGGAATTAGTAAAATTGCAGTTAGGGGAAGGGTGGCAGAGATGTTGCTGCGCAACCCTGATTATCAGAAGGTTGTGGAGCAAGATCCTACCCTTAAAGAGGTTTTGCTAACCAACCCGATGGCGTTAGTAGAAGATGCTCTTGATGTAGAAGATGCGGTAGATCAGATTCGAGAAAGAATCGAAAAGCGCCTTACAGAGGCATCAAATAAAGAATCAGCCGCCAAAAAGGCGACTGACCAAAGGAAAGTGGAAGCAGGAGCCGTTCAGCCTCCTGAAAACCGCCTTCCCGACGAAGAAGTCAGAAGGCGGGAAGCCTTAAAGAAGGGCAATATCGAGGAGGCAATTTTATCACGCCTAAAAACAGGATAGAAAGGTCGCTAAACAAGATAGTCCCTCCCGAAAACGACTATGGCTTTAAGTGCAGCTTCTGGATTAGCAGCCTATAGCATTCCAGCAGGTGTTAAGAAGTTAGATTTGTCAGAGGAATTGGCTGAAGTGATTAGAACCGATAATACCGCCTTGATTTCTCGTGTTGGCGTTGGTCATTTCACTGCTACTCAGTTGACACACAAGTGGCTTGAGGACAAGTTGAATCCTAACACTGCTACATTGAATGGTAATTTAGACGCTTCTTCTACCACTGTAAATGTGGCAAGTGGTCAGGGTAGCAGGTTTAAGGTAGGAACTATTTTCAAGTTCAACGAGAAAGGTAAAACAGAAATGTGTAGAGTTACTGCTGTTTCTGGTGATGCCTTGACAGTTGAACGAGGTTATGGTTCTACCAGTGGAGAAACTCACGCTGATGGAGCAACAATAATGATCATCGCCCACACGAAACAGGAAGGTTGGGAGCCAAATAAGGAAGATTGGTCTCAAGAGCGAACCTCGGTCTACAACTATCTCACCACAATGGGTTATGGTATTACCATTACCCGAAGGAGACAGTTAGTAGACCACGCCGCTATTCCAAGCGAGTTCGCCCATCAGAGTGCCTACCGATTGAAAGAGTTTATGAGACAACTTGATAGCTCGGTCATAAACTCTATTAGATCGGCTTCCGAAGGAGGCGCTTCCGACTATTCCTCAATGGGCGGTATCATTGAGTTTGTTTCTCAGGCTGGAGGTAATACAAATAGCACCGACGAGAAACTCTCTCCAAGCGTAATGAATGATATGATTAAGCAAATCTGGGACGACGGTGGAATGGTTGCTGGCGGAAGATTAGTCGCTATTGTCGGTGGTGTCCAGAAGAGGATCATCTCTCAATTCGACCAAGCCTACAGAAGGTTAGATTATGACTCTAACGCTGTAGGATATGTCGTTGAGAGATTTATCTCTGACCTCGGTTTCGAGGTAGAGATTGTTGTTGATCCTTGGATGCCAGATGACACCATTGTTATCGGCGACATTAACCGCCTTAGAATTGGACCCCTTCAAGGTGATGCTGTTGGAGTAGAAGATTTGGCTAAAACTGGAAGACTTATTCAGGCAATGCTTTCAGGAACTTACACCTGCGAGGTTAGGAATGCTAAAGAGGCTTGGGCAATTCATACGAATTTGAAGTTAAGTTAATGGGCAGTTGATCCCGATTAGTTTTTAAGGGTTTGCGGTTATCCCGCTTCTCCTTGTGGGCGAAAACCGCCCCTCCCACCTTTCAAGGTCGTATATAAATAAGAACTATAAAATTATGGCTACCGAAATAGGAAAGTATTATCCTGGCATAAAAGAAGTAGAGTTGTCGTTTGGGGCAACCGACGACTCTAAAACGGCTACCGTTCCAGAGGGTAGCGTGATTCTTGGGTATTATTGTAGTGCTTTTACTGGGTCACCATCTTCAAAAATCTTGAAACTTTCCATTAGCGGAACTACGTTGACAGGAACTCTTGATGCTGCCCCTGGAAGTGGTAATTCTATCACTTATAAAGTAATAATTCAGGGCTAATATGAATGTTCTCAAAATCACAAGTTCAACCGATGCAGTAAAAACAGGCACGATGAGAATAATTGCTGTTAGGTTAGTAGCTGGTTCTGATGCAGCATCAGCGTTGCTTTATGACGCTTCTACTGCTACGGGAGATGAATTCTGTAAGTTGTCTGCTCCTGATGCTAATGCTGTAGATAAACAATGGTTTGGCAGAAATGGTTTTCCGATTGATACTGCCTTGTCTGTTACGCTTTCTGGGACAAATTCTGTTTTGTATGTTTATTATGAATGAGGTTTATCGGCGAATACCATCGCCACAAAGGTCGCTGATAAACCAATAGACTTAAAATTATGGCTGCAAGTTTCAGTTGGGCTCAAACAAACGGCAGCGCTGGCTCGGAGACTACAACCGATTTAGGAGAGACAGGAAACTTATTCAACTTCAAGAATATTGATAGTGCTGGAACGACAGATTACGACAATTACCCGATTACTGCA